AGGCCCTTATTCTACGTGGGAAGTTAATCATGGAAGGCAGAAAAGATCCTTTGCTCGGCACTTTAAGCGTAATCCTGTTCGTGCCCGCAGGGTGTATGAGTGTAAAGTGGACGACAGGCGATCCGGGCTCATCAAACTTAAGTCAGTGGTGGAGCGAGTCTTTAATAACGGCGATGTTAGAAATCCTGTGGCAGGAGGGTCGCCGGTTGTTGGATACTATCCAGAGCTTATGAGTGCTCCGCTGGCTCTCAATGAGTTGAGGTTTATTGAGTCATTTAAGCCAAATCCTTCGTCGTGCTATGCTGTCCATATTGATTTGGCTAAGGGTAAGGCTAAAGGCGACTCAGTTGGGTTTTGTATGGCTCACCCAGAAAAGATGAAGGGCTATATAGATGCGGCAATGAAGAAGTTATGGCAGCAGATGGGCAATATTGCTCTTGACTCAGGGGATGAAATATCGAAAGGGGTGATATTCGATCTTATTCTGGCTATTCGTGGACCTGATCCTACTCAGGAGGTTAGACTTGCTGAAGTGAGACAGCTTATATATAGGCTTAAGTTTGATCTGAAGTTTAATATTATCAAAGTTACAATGGATGGGTATCAATCGGCGGATACTATTCAGGAAATGAATGAGAGAGGAATCCCAACCGAATTACTATCCGTAGATCGAACGCCGGACCCTTACGAATCGCTTGTTGATTTAGCTTATCAGGGGCTTGCAAAGGCTTACCCACACATAGTAGCTCTTAGGGAACTAGACGAGGTTGATAACGACGATAAAACAGGTAAAATTGATCACCCACAGCTGTCTTTAGCCAGAATGGCAGAGGAAGGGTTTGATTCAGGCAGTAAAGACGTGTCAGATGCGATGGCTGGTGCTGCGTATACGTGTATTAAGGACATTCCACTGGATCCAGGCATATTCTTTGGTTAAAGGAGTCAAGAGTATGGAAGAGATTGAACTAGAGGGGGATGGTAAGGAGATTTTGGATGCGGCCGCTGAAATAGACAAGATAAGGAATGAAATAGCCGTAAAAACACCGAAAAAGCCAAAAAAAGTCAAAAAAGCACCGGATTGGCGTGATAAATACAGAGGAAAGCGGTATTTTGTGCGCTTTAAACAGTTTTTGGTGCTAAAATGGACTATTAGTCGCAACAATTGGCTCAACTTAGCGGGTTTTGCGGCTATTTTCACCAATTTACTCAGCATGTTTACTGTAATAATGATGTCCCTTGCTATGTATTATTCGGTAGAACATCTACGAGTTGGCAGGGATAACACACTAATTGTCTCTGGGGCAATTCTGATAGCAGCAATTGGATGGATTAACAGTAGGATTGGTAATGCCCAGAATGAGGAAACAATCAATAACCCGTAATTCTGGTAAAGTAGCCAGTAGGGCCAGAAGGAAGAAATCTAAAGTGCGATCCAATGCTATAAAGTTGATTCCATCCGTTAAATCATCCGCTAAAGGCAATATTAACAAGATAAAGAATAGATAATTGGTATGGCCCTATCAACTATAACATTTGATTCATTTATTGCCATCCCATTAAACACAAAGCGCGTCCTTCCTTCTATTAGGAAGGCATCTAAGAGTGTGGGCAAAAAGAAAGCAGCTAAGAAATGATTTCTCTCTTTAAGATTGCTGTTAATAGGGGAACTAAGCCTGGCAGCAAGCGGAGCTTTATCTCAAGCGATGAGGCTTCCACTAATTTTGGCTCTGGTAAACTTCAAATCAGGCAATCTAAAGGGTTGCGCCCGGATCAAATGTGGAAGATGTATGAGAGGAATGTCTGGATAAGATCTTGTGTGGATAGGATTGCTAAAAAGATTGCAGCCATTCCTCCTATCATACGCGGGTTCAATAAGAAGGATCACAATACTGAACTGACTAATAGGCAGAAGAGACAGAAAGAGCGGATCGAAGAAATATTTGCTAATCCTAACAACAATGATCAGAGTTGGATTGATTTCAGAGAACAGTCCACCAAAGATTTGCTTATATACGGTCATACCGGTGTAGAGCTGGTGTTAGATCTGGTAACAGAAGAGGTTATTGAGGTATATAACGTTACTGGATCTGAGGTAAGGCCCAACTTTAATAAGAGGGGCCAATTTGCTAGCGATAGCGATGCGTATAGGCAATATCAGCGCGGCGCTGTTGTGGCTAAATGGTCTAAGGATGAATTTCTTTGGCTTAGAGGGGAATCGGCCACCCACTCTGTTATGCCTATTTCCCCTCTTGAGACTTTGAGGCAGACAGTTACAGCCGAACTCTATGCTTCCCAGCATAACTTGGATTTTTTTGCCAATAACGCAACTCCGCGACTGGCGATAATGTTTGATCAGGTAGGGACTGGCCAGGGTGCTGCTGCCCTTGAGAGAGCTAAACAGTGGTGGAACAGGGAACTTTTAGGCCAGCCACATAAACCTATCTTTATGGGAACAGAGCAGGGAAAAGTTAATCTTGAAACACTTAATGTCAATAATAGGGACATGGAGTTTCAAGCCTACTCATCATGGCTACTCATGAAGATTATGGCCGTCTATAGACTACAGCCTGTTGTCTTGGGCGTGGTCTTAGATGGCAATCAAAGTAAGCTTAATTCAGCTCAGCAGATACAGCTATTCAAAGAAGATGCTCTCAAGCCCCAACTTGAACTTTTTCGAGATGCTTGGACTACAAAGGTTATTTGGAATGCCTTTGGGTATAATACCTTGTTTATGGAATACCAGGGATTTGATCTTTGGGATGCTCAAGAGAAGGCTATCTGGCATGAAAGATATTTGAGATCTGGTGTGTTTACTATCAATCAAGTTCTGGACGAGCTAGGCATGGAGCCAGTTCCGTGGGGAGATGTTCCTTATATTGCTTCTAATCTTCAGGAATTGGGAAGTCAGGAAAACAGGACTGGAGCAGCAGATTCTGCTCCTCCAAATGCTACTTCTCCTGGAGCAGGGGATACGGGAGCTGCCCAGGAGGCAGACTCTAGACAGAGTGCCCGCAGGTCTATGGCCGCTACCGAATCTCTTATAGAGATGGGTATTGAGAAGGGCGAGGTGGAATCAGCAGCTATTCGTCTGAGGAAGAAGTATGATTCATTTTATGATAGGGTGATAGACTTCCCCAGATCTATGACTGCCTGATTCAACTCTTCTAGTTTTGGTTTGCTTTATTGCTTTTACCATCAGTTGTATATCGGCTCAATGAGGGGCTATAATGTATATACCGAGCACAGCTCCAAATGGGGTGAAGACGGCTTTCCTAAGTGGCGGCATAGATGCGGTGGAGCGAAAATATAGGGTCGTTGAAAAGGATGGCTCGATCCAATTTTTCAGAAGAAAGACAGAAGTTCCGCTATCAAAAGGCGGATATAGCTATTTTGAGAAATTACCGGATGATGTTCAAGAGTTGCCCGGATCAGGGGCGTTATTTTGGATGGAGGCGTACAACTTTGCCCTTAAATCCAATTATCCCGAAAAAGCCAAAGATGCCGCCTGGAAGCTGGTTAAAAGACGTTATTATCGCAATAAAAGAGGCATTTGGAGGATGAAGATGGAAACGGTAGATAAAACGGGCTTATTTGAAGCCAATATGATCGCAAAGGTTCGCAAGGTGACAAAGGATGGTGAACCGGATCATTTTTATATAGAAGGCAAGGCTTCAGACACATCCATTGACCTTGAAGATGATAGGATGGGTCCTGATTTTATCAAGACAATGCAAGAAACTGCTGTTGGTCTTAATTTGTATGTAGACCACGATCATTCTTTGGATAAGACGGTAGGTGTGATTGTGGAATCGGGTGGAGATGAGAATAACTTCTTTATTAAAGCTAGGCTTGAAGATCCTGCCAATAATCCTCACGTTGCCTCTATTATAAGCAAATCTGAAGCGGGAATACAGATAGGGTTCTCTATAGGCGGGAGAATCCTAAAAGCTGTAAAACAGCATGCTGAAGAGCTTGGTAGAAGTGTTCGCACAATCGTCAAAGGAATTCTAGCGGAAGTATCGGTAACCACGATGCCCGCAAATCCTAGTGCTAGAACCTCCCAGCTCTCAATGGCTAAATCTCTTCATAAAGCTCTTGATGAGCTAGAAGAGGGCGGTGTCTTCGATCCCGACATGGTCGAACTTACTAAGATTCTGGAAGAAATATTTGAGATGGATCAAGTTCGTCGCGCTCTTAGTCAATTAACCTGGTCGTTCATCGACCTGACTATTGGCATAGTCCATTCAGATAAGCTTACTCCTGATCAGAAACAGGATAAAATTATTCAAGTGTCGGCGGAATTCGCAGATGTGGTGTCGTCACTCTCAACTCGACTCGCAGATTTGATTGCAGATCAAGATGACTTCCTGGAGGCAAGCGAGGCCGCTTAAACACCAGGATGTAAAAGGAGGTGAAAACGTGACAGACGAGGCAAAAAAGAAATTGGCTGAGAGCATCGGTGGATTTATCTCCAAGGCTATTTCAACTGAGGAAGCTCAGGAGGAAAAGCAGGACCAGCCTTCCGCTGAGGAAATTACCAAGTCCGTAACCGAAGGTGTTATGGCTAATCTTAGCGCACATCCGTTCTTCAAGGCTCTGGAGGGAGTTCAGAAGTCGGATGAGGCAGATCCTAATGACGAGATGAAAAAGTATCTTCGTCGCTATGTGCGCAAGTCCATCGAAGAGGCATCTCAGGTTCTTAGCGTCGAAATCATCAAAGGCGTTCGGGAAAGCGTCATGGAGATGTTTGGTGGCGAGGATCAGATTACCAAGCTCAATAAGATTGGTAAGAAGCTCCAGGTTGTTGGGGCGAAGAAGTCACAAAAGCCTGCCGCAGACATTGATGAAGATGACGACCCTGATGAAGATGATGAGAATGTTGAGAAGCAGTTTAAAAAGCGCGGAGAAGGTCGTGGTCGATTTGCTAAGAAGGGAACCACTGAACAGCTCGACAAAGCCCTGGGCAGCATGGCCAGGGGCGCAATGAAGGGCTGATCCTGCTATGGGGCAGGTAATTGTTTCTTACAGCCGTTACGGGCTGAGAGTCCGATCCGGAAAGGTGGTGTTTCTAAATGGATGATGATGTTGTCCTCGTGCTAGGTGATCTGGACGATGCCCTTGAAAAACAGCAGTCTACTTCTGCTGGATTGGGCGGTGACTTTCTTCCGGTTCCTTTGGCGAATACCTTTATTGATCTCGTGAGGGATCAGAACTGGGTTCGCCAGCTGGTTCAAACCGTGCCGATGGGCTCCAAGACACTCGACTTCCCGAAGATTCTGAGTGGTCCGACGGTTTATTACGAGTCAGGTGAAAATGCTCAGGCTGTTGAAACGAGCATGACAACTGGTTCAGTTCGTCTTACTGCCAAGAAATTCTTCGCTCAGTTGAAGGCGTCAGAAGAGCTTTTTGAGGATGCGGCTTTTGATATGGACTCTATTATCAGGCAGACGTTTGTTAACTCTTTGGCTGATGCTGAAGAGGAAGCTTTCGTTGCCGGTGATAGTGATCATACGGCTGGAGCAGGCACTCCTGGTGCTGCTACCGAAGGTAACTGGTATACGAAAGACCATCGTCTTATCTTCGACGGGCTTTTGTCTCATGGTCAGGCTGCTGGGGCGGCTGCTGGCGTTAATGGTTTGGGCGCGTCGATTACTACCGCTATGATTAGGGAAGCAATCTACAGCCTTGGCGTTTATGCTAGGTCGATGAAGGATGTGGTTGTCCTTCTTAACCCCTGGTCTGGTAATGAGCTTCTGGATGACGACAAGCTCGTAACGCTCGATAAGTATGGTCCCCAGGCAACAATCTTTACGGGTGAAATCGGACGCCTTTATGGACAGTCCAGAGTTTTGGTCTCTCCGTATTTGGCTG